CGCCGGTTGTGGCTGCCGCCCCTCCAGTGGCCGCGGTTCAGGCCGTGGCCAAGGTAGTGGCAGTGAAGACTGAAGCAAAGCGGAGCGTTGCGGAGCTCGAGACTTTGGTCAGAGACTTGCAAGCTAAGCTTGAATCGAACAAGCCCGCGCCGAGTCCGCAGGTTTTTGGGGCGGTGCCACCACAAGCGCCGATCGTGGCCCCGAAACCAGGCGCAGAAACACAAAAACCCAAGAGGAAACGAGTGAAGCAAAAAGCAGTGGTCTGTGTCAAGTGCCGCAAGGCATTCAAGACCAAAGTGCCAGTTCAGCTGATGTGCCGTCCTTGTATGGCGCAGGTGGAGCCGGTTGCTCGCCCGCAACTTCTGGGGAGATACGAGGGCCCATTACTCAAAGCGGAGTGGTGGGCGTGGCAGGAGGAGTACAAGGACCTCGATTGGGGCCAGTGGAAAGTGGCAGCGCAACAGAAGGCGGACGCGAAGGAACCAGCCAAGTTCCGAGTGGCGAACCTTCCGGACGGGACGACAGTGTGGCAGTACAGCGACACGCCGTTCAGAGTCCGCCATGCGCCGGAGCGGATCAGAAATGGACCGCCGGCACCGAAATTGGGCCCTTCATTGTCCTCCCTTCGCGCGCTCGTTCGATCGAGCGACGCGATGCTCCCTGGCTCAGACAGCCAGAGGCCCCTGCCCAGTGGTACGAATCCACCCGCGACGAATACGCTCAGCCCGACTGCAGTGCAGCCGGTGCCAAGCGTTCCTTCGTAACGCAGGTGCCAACGAAATACAACACCCGCCCGGCGCCGTCCGAGTCTTTTCGGCGCAAGGCGATTGGTATTTGTGAAGAGTTGTACAGTAAAGCACGTTATTTTGCAAGAGTGACGGAGCTGCCCAAGACATTGCAGCTTTTGCGTGAATTGTTCAATGAGTTGATGTCGTTGGTTGACCCCAAGGCTTCGCCTGGTTGGTCCTATGTTTGGGAAGGTATTACGAAAAACAAGATGATTTTGGATGACGTGAAATTGCGTGAAATCGTGTTTGTACGTTTTTGCGAGTTGATTGAGTGTTTGAAGAAGGGCAATCCATTGCCGAATCCTGTTGTACGTATATTTGTCAAGAATGAACCACATAAAATGCAAAAGATTCTCGAGGGTCGTTTCAGGTTGATTTGGGCGCTTCCGCTCGAATGGCAGCTGTTTCATCGGCTGTTCCTTGGGACCTCTCTCGACGCCGAACTGGAAAACCACGAAGACATCCCTACGAAAGATGGTTTGTCTTTTATCCGGGGCGGTGCTCACCGTTTCTATACCAAGTTAGACGACGGTAGTGACAAAATTGGTGATCGTGATATCAGTGGCTGGGATCTCTCATGTCCGGAATGGTTGATGTTGGATGAGATGGAAGTGCGGAAACGCCTCTGTCTGAACCTGAATCCCTTCCTTGAGAATGCCATTGAGGTCTGTTATCGCTCCCTGCTCTTGGTTGATGTCGTTTTCGCTGATGGAACTATGCTTCGGCAGACCCGTCCG